TAGCAGAACGTAAGGCAGAAGAACTACTCACTAGACGTGAACAAGCTAGAGCGCAGTCTGAACTTTTAGAGTCTTACCACGACAGAGAAGAAGAAGCTCGGACGAAGTATGATGACTTTGAACAAGTCGCATATAACCCCAAGCTACCAATTACTGACGTGATGGCTCAAACGATTCAATCTTCCGATGTTGGCCCCGATATGGCTTATTACCTAGGGTCTAATCCGAAAGAAGCTGAACGTATATCTCGCTTATCACCTTTCATGCAGGCCAAAGAAATAGGGAAGATTGAAGCGAAGTTAAGCGACAATCCGCCTGTAAAAAAGACTTCAAACGCTCCTGCACCGATTGCACCTGTCACAGCTAGAGGTTCTGGCTCGCCAGCATACGATACAACTGATCCTCGTTCGATTAAGAACATGAGTACGTCAGAATGGATTGAAGCTGAACGAAACCGACAGATCAAAAAGTACGAAGCATTGAGAAACCGCTAACTATTTTATAAAAGGACTTTATTATGTCAAATTCGATCTTAACGATTGATATGATCACAAGAAAAGCTCTCGAAATTCTTGAGAACAACCTTGTGATTACTCGTAACGTAAACCGCCAATACGACGATTCTTTTGCCGTTGAAGGTGCCAAAATTGGATCCACACTCCGTATTCGTCTACCAGATCGTGCCTTGGTAACTGACGGTGCCGCCTTGCAAGTTCAAGACGACAACGAACAGTTCACAACTTTGACTGTTGCTAGTCAAAAGCACATTGGTGTCAACTTCACATCTGCTGAATTAACTATGCAGTTAGATGACTTCGCTGAGCGTGTTCTAAAACCTCGTATTAGCCAGTTAGCCTCAAGTATTGATGCTGACGTAGCTACTTCTTTTAAGAGTATTTATCAGTCTGTTGGTACACCAGGCACAGTTCCATCAACTTCTTTGGTCTTGTTACAAGCTCAACAGAAATTGAACGAAGCTGCTGCTGTCATGTCCCCACGTTATGCTACTGTAAACCCTGCCGCTAACGCTGGCTTGGTTGAAGGTATGAAAGGCTTATTCAACCCAACTGACACTATCAGCCGCCAATTCAAGAACGGTATGATGGGCGAAGGTGTATTAGGGTTTGAAGAAATCAACATGAGCCAATCTATTAGTCAGCATACAACTGGTACGACTCCAACTTTACCAATTGTTGCTTCTACCGTAACTGCTGAAGGTTCTACATCATTAGCAATTAGCTTTAGCTCAGGTTCACCAACTTTCAGAATTGGTGATGTGTTTACTGTTGCTAACGTATATGCTGTTAACCCACAGACTCGTCAGTCAACAGGTTCACTACAACAGTTTGTTGTAACTGCTAACCTAGACATTTCTTCAACCACAACTGGTACCCTAACAGTATCGCCAGCGATGTACACCTCTGCTAACGCATTGGCTACTATCAATGCGTTCCCTGCTTCTGGTGCTGCTTTAACTTTCCTAGGTGGATCTGCAACAGCTTACCCACAAAACTTGATCTATCACAAAGATGCGATCACTTTTGCGACTGCTGACTTGCTATTACCACAAGGTGTAGACATGGCTTCACGTCAAGTTCACAACGGTATCTCGATGCGTATAGTACGTCAGTACGACATCAACAATGACCGTTTACCTTGCCGTATTGACGTTCTATACGGTTTCAGCGCAATCCGACCACAAATGGCTTGCCGTCTGTGGGGTTAAACCTAAATGCTCCCGTGTAAACGGGGGCTTTTTTAATATTTAAGGAGAATTATTATGGCTTTACCTAACGGTACAAGTGGTTATCAAGTTGGCGCTGGCAATATCAATGAAGCTATGCTTATTGTTCAAGGCCCGCCTTTAGCAATAACAGCAACAACCGCTACTCTAACTGGCGCTCAGTTAGCAAATGGTCTAATCACAAGCAATACTTCAGCTGATACTGTGGCGACTTTGCCTACAGTTGCTGATTTAGAAGCTGCGATTAATAGTGCAGTTAAAGTTAACAGCGCATTTGATTTTTCAGTTGCTGTTGATGATACTGCTTATCAATGCACTTTGGCAACTGCTACTGGTTGGACTTTGCTCGGTAACATGGTAATACTAGAAAACTCTGGTGCTACGTTCCGCGCTCGTAAAACTGGTGACGGTACTTGGACTTTATACCGCATAGCTGGTTAATATTAACCCCCCGCTTCGGCGGGGATTTTAAAAGGAAAAGATTATGCCAAATACCCAAGCAATTGGTGTTGCGTATAGTGACCCTGAATTTACGACTTGTTACGCAAGTCAAGAATTAGGTTATTCATCCGCAGCGCAAGGAACAGTTACACAGGCAACAAGTAAATCTACAGGTGTTACGCTAAATAAGTCTATGGGTCGTATTACCATGAACAATGCGTCTTTAGCTAACGGAGCAACTGCTTTATTTACGTTAACAAACAGCGCAATTAGCGCAAACGACGTAGTAGTTGTTAGCGTTTCAGGCGGTGGTACAGCAGGCGCATATTGGCCTTTTGTATCTAGCCAAGCTGCAGGATCAGCTGTAATTGGTTTGTACAACAATAGCGGCGGTGCTTTAGGTGAAGCAGTTATTGTTAACTTTGCTATTATCCACGGCGCATCTTAAAATCAGGGGGCAGTACGCCCCCTACCGAATAAATTATGACTATATATTTAAGACATCCTGATCACGGCAGTAAAGTTGCTACGATGGAACAAGAAGCAGAATTTGATGAACAAAATGGCTGGGTGCGTTATACTGACGATACGCCATCCGAAGAAGAAATGATTGCGGCTCCTGTCAATACATTGGAAGTAAAAAGACGTCGTAAAACTATCGAGTAAAGGGTGAGTTATGGCAATTTTTACCGCCAACGATCAAATTAATGGGGCGCTACGTCTATTAGGGGTATTGGCGGAAGGTGAAACGCCGTCTGCCGCCACATCGCAAGATGCTTTAGCTGCTTTAAATCAAATGATTGATTCATGGAATACTGAGCGTCTATCAGTATTTTCTACGCAAGACCAAGTATTCAATTGGCCTCCTAATGTACTCAGTAGAACGCTAGGGCCTACAGGTGACTTTGTAGGTAATCGACCTGTTCTATTAGACGATTCGACTTACTTTATTGATCCTGCCAACGGTATCTCGTTTGGTATTAAGATGATTAACCAACAGCAATACAATGGTATTGCGGTTAAGACAGTCACTAGCACCTATCCGCAAGTCATATTTACTAATATGACGTACCCTAACATTGAGATGTTTATCTATCCTAAACCAACTAAAGTGTTGCAATGGCATTTTATTTCGGTTCAGGAGCTAACACAGCCAGCTACGCTTGCAACTAACATATTGTTTCCACCAGGCTATTTAAGAGCTTTTAGGTATAACTTGGCTTGTGAGTTTGCTGCCGAATTTGGTGTTGAACCAAGTCCACAGGTATCAAGGATTGCAATGGCGTCTAAACGCAACATAAAACGTATTAATAACCCAGATGATATTATGTCATTACCGTACAGTATCGTTGGTACACGCCAACGCTACAATATATTTGCAGGAAATTATTAAGGATAAATTATGGCTACGATTGCTATTTCAGCTTTACCCGTTGCAACTTCCCAAGCTGGGGCTGATGTATTGCCAATTGTGCAATCATCAACTAGCACGACTAAACAATTGTCTGTAACCAATTTGTTTACTAGTCCTACATTTGTTACACCTGCGCTTGGCACGGTGGCGTCAGGCAATATTTCTGCTTGTACTAGCACTAGTATGGTAATGGTTACACCAGTATTAGGCACGCCAACGTCAGGCAATATATCTAATTGCACAGGTAGTCCAACATTAACTAACTTAACTGCTTCGGGTTCGATTGTTTCAACTGGCACGGCAGGCGTTGGTTATACAACAGGTGCTGGCGGTACAGTTACACAAGGAACTAGCCGAACAACAGGCGTAACACTCAATAAAACAACTGGCGCAATTACACTATTTAGCGCCGCAGGTTCTGCTACCGCAGCAACTTTTACGGTTACAAATAGCACCGTTGCTGCAACGGATGTAATTATCCTCAATCAAAAATCAGGTACTGACCTATATGATTTAATGGTTACTGCTGTTGCTGCAGGTAGTTTTAATATTACTTTTAGAACTACAGGCGGATCAACTACAGAAACGCCTGTATTTAACTTTGCGGTAATCAAAGGCGTAGCCGCCTAAACAATGAAAACCCCGATTTTAGGTCAATCGTATGTTGCACGTAGCGTTAATGCGGCGGATGCCCGTATGGTTAATCTTTTTCCTGAAGTTGTAACTGAAGGAGAAGAAACAGGGTTTTTACAGCGCGCCCCAGGGCTAAAGTTTTTACAAACTGTTGGTACTGGCCCTATCCGCGCATTATGGGCGCATCAAACAAACGGTTCAGACTTCTATGTAGTGTCTGGACAAGAGTTTTATAAATTAACAAGTACATCGGCTACACCAGCGCTTTTAGGTACTGTAACAGGTAATGGCCCCGTATCTATTGCCGATAATGGCACGCAAATATTCTTAGCGTGTAATCCTGATGGTTTTATCTATAACGAAGTAACGGGCGTGTTTGCTAAGATTACAGATCCTGATTTTCCTGGCGCTGTAACTGTATCATACTTAGATGGTTATTTTGTTTTTAACGAGCCAAATAGTCAAAAGATATGGGTTTCTCAGTTATTAGACGGTACATCTGTTGACCCGTTAGATTTTGCTAGCGCTGAAGGCTCTCCAGACGGCGTAGTTGCGCTTATATCGGATCACCGTGAGCTATGGGTGTTTGGTACGGATTCAGTAGAAGTTTGGTATGACTCAGGCGCCACCGACTTTCCTTTAACGCGTATTCAAGGTGCTTTTAATGAAATTGGTTGCGTTGCACCATTTTCAGTTGCTAAACTAGACAACGGTTTATTTTGGCTAGGTACAGATGCGCGCGGGCAAGGTATCGTTTACCGTGCTAACGGCTACACAGGTGTTCGGGTTTCTACTCATGCGATTGAGTGGCAAATACAACAGTACGGCAATATATCCGATGCGGTGGCGTACACATATCAACAAGACGGCCACGCGTTTTATGTGCTTAGTTTTCCTACAGGCGACGCCACATGGGTTTATGACGTGGCTACACAAGCATGGCATGAACGCGCAGGTTTTACGGGGGGTAATTTTACAAGGCATCGTAGTAATAACCAATGTAACTTTGGCGGTACAATTATTGTTGGCGATTACGCAGACGGCAACATCTATCAACTTGATTTAGATACTTACGCAGATAATGGGCAACCTCAAAAGTGGTTACGTTCATGGCGCGCGTTAATGCCAGGTCAAAATAACTTTAAACGTACCGCCCAACATACTTTGCAACTTAACGCTGAAACAGGCGTTGGGCTAAATTTATATCCAGCGTATGACGCAGAAGATTTAATAACAGAAGATGGCAAAGAAATTATTGCTGAATATGTGCAATTTACTATAGCTACGCAAGCAGGGCTAGAATTAACTACTGAAGCTAATGATAACTTTGAAACATTAGGTACTAATACAAGCCCCGATATTAACGGTTATATTTTAGAGACTATTGGATATCCAGCCTCGGCTGGCTATAACCCACAAGCTATGTTGCGTTGGTCAGATGATGCGGGGCATACATGGTCTAATGAACATTGGTCATCAATGGGCAAAATTGGTCAATATGGCTTTCGTACTTTTTGGCGTAGACTTGGCATGACGCAAAAGTTGCGTGATCGTGTCTATGAAGTGTCAGGCACCGATCCAGTAAAGATAGCCATTACCAACGCTGAACTATTGCTGTCACCAACTAATGCCTGATCCAATTAACATCACGCAGATTCCTGCGCCTAGAGTTGAGTTAATAGATCCACGTACAGGTTTAATGTCACGGGAGTGGTTTAGATTTTTTAATAACCTTTATTCGATTGTAGGCGCTAATTTAGGCATTGTTCAAATTCCTAATGGCGGTACAGGGCTAAGTAGTTACCCTACTAATGGTCAATTATTAATTGGTAATACGGCAGGTAAAAAGTATGACTTAAATACTTTAACTGCGGGTGCAGGTATTGGTGTTACTAACGGCGCAGGAACTATCGGTGTTGCTAACACAGGCGTATTGTCGTTTAGCGGGGGTTCTACAGGCTTAACACCTAACACGGCTACTACAGGCGCCGTAACGCTTGCTGGCACTCTAGACGTGGATAACGGCGGTACAGGACAAACAACCTACACCAACGGTCAACTATTAATTGGTAACACAACAGGGAATACCCTGACTAAAGCCACGTTGACGGCGGGTACAGGAATTGCCATTACTAATGGCACAGGTTCAATTAGCGTAGCTACTAATGGCACCGTAACAACAAATGCGCCAGTTACCAAAACGGCTGATTTTAGTGTAGCATCTACAGATACATGGTTAATAAACAATAAGACAGGTTCTACTTGCACGGTTACGTTACCGTCGCCATCTACCAACACAGGGCGGGTTTTATATTTTATTAACTATCAGAATCAATCATTAGTGTCAGCGTCTAGTAATGTTGTATCAAGATCAGGCGGGGCTGCGGGTACAGCCATACTAGATAACGTAGCAGGTAATTGGGCTACCATTGTGTCAGATGGCACAAGTTGGATTACAACGCAAGCAGCAACATTCAACAACTTATTGCTAGAATAATATGCAAATTGAGATGAACGTCACTTACGGACAAGGGTTTTTACCTAATAAATCTTTTGACTTAAAAGGTAAGATTGAAGTCCTTGAGGATGCTTTTTTACAGCAACCGCAAATTGATTGTCCTGTTGTGCATCGTTTTGGCCCTAACATTTATATTCGTGAAGTAACTATCCCCGCTAAATCATTTTCAATTGGTCATTACCAAACTACAACACATTTAAACAATATGTTGGCTGGTAGGGTTACAATGATCAATGATGATGGTACGCATACTGAATTAACAGCGCCACAAACTTTTGTAAGCAAACCAGGGCGCAAAATTGGGTATATTCATGAGACTGTAATTTGGCAAAACATTTACGCAACTAACGAAACAAATATAGAAACTTTAGAAGCTATGTTTTTAAATAAAAGCGAAACTTGGCAAGAACATCAAAAAAATAGGCAATTATTGCTATCTTTTGACCATTCTGAAGATATTGCGGATTATTACGTTGCTATTGCTGAATACGGTTTTGATCAAGAAACAGTACAAAAACAAGTTCAAAATTTAGATGATCAATGTGATTTCCCGTTAGGTAGCTATAAAGTAATGGTTGCGCCATCAAATATAGATGGACAAGGGCTATTTGCTACAGGAAACATTGTTGCAGGGGAGATAATTGCCCCCGCTAGAATTAATGGTTTGCGTACGCCTGCGGGTAGATTTACGAATCATTCAAAAAATCCCAACGCAATCATGATTTTGTTGGATAATGGAGATATAAATTTAGTAGCTGCTACAACTATTGACGGTTGTCAAGGCGGTAATTTAGGTAAAGAAGTTACAATTGACTATCGTCAAGCGTTAAGTTTAGCGATAAGGAGAAATTAATATGTCTGGAATTGCAACCGTAATAGGCGGTAGTGCTATATTAGGTGCTTACACAGCTAGTCGAGCATCTAGCGCGCAATCACAAGCAGCAGGCGAAGCTACGCAAGCGCAACGTGATATTGCAGATCAACAAACCGCACTTCAACGTGAACAGTATTTAAAACAACTTGAGCTAAACGCGCCTTTTAGAGAAGCTGGTCTTACAGGCACAAATATGTTGTTATCGCAATTACAAGGCCCATACGGTTCAGCTAAGTTTGGTGGCGTTGCAGGTTACGATCCAGCATCTGCTATGAGAAACTTCGGCGCGTCTGATTTTCAAACCGACCCAGGCTATGCGTTCCGTCTATCCGAAGGCATGAAAGCGCTTGACCGTACGGCAGCATCAAGAGGTGGCTTGTTGTCAGGCGCTACTCTTAAAGGAGCGCAACAATACGGGCAAGGTCTAGCATCGCAAGAATATCAAAACGCATTTAATCGTTATCAAGCTAATCGCGCGCAACAAGCGCAAGAATACGGTAATGCGTTTAACCGTTTCCAAACTGAAAGAACTAATACGCTTGCGCCATTGCAAAGCCTTGCAGGCGTAGGACAATCAGCTACGCAACAAGCTCAACAAGCGTCACAAAATTACGCAACAGGAGCCGCTAATACATTAGGTACTTTTGGCGCAGCTCAAGGTAGTAATATTATTGGCTCAGGCAACGCAAGAGCATCTGGTTACGTTGGCGGCTCTAACGCGTTAAGTGGTGGTGTTGGTCAAGCATTAAATTTTTATCAAAATCAAAATTTAGTAAATCAATTAGCGGCTAACCGTGGTGGAAATTATTTAACTGGCCCTACAACAATGGATTATTCTACACCGCTTACTTATGGTGGAACTGGAATAGGATAAGGAATAATTATGGCAACTATTGATCCAAATATCGCAATGGGCTATAGGCCCGTTCAAATTGAAAATCCATTAAATCAATTGGCGGCAATGACGCAGATTCAAAGTGGACAACAAGGTCAACAACTTAATGCGTTAAAAATGCAAGAAGCGCAACAAGGTATAGAAAATATTAATAGATTGCGTGAATTAGATCCTAACGATCCTGACTATATTTCTAAGGTAACTAAAATTGATCCTAGATTAGGATTAGAATTTGGGCAAAAACAAGCGGCGGCAAAAACATCAGCTTTACAAGCTACTAAAATTCAAAATGAAATTACTGCGCAAGATTTAGAACATAGTAGAGAATCATTTAAAAATTTAGTGTTTAACCCGTCTGATAATAATGTTTTAGCGCATTTAGAAGATAGCGTTAAAAAAGGTAAAATAACACCTGACGAAGCTAAACAACAATGGCAATCTGTAGCGTCTATGAATGAAACGCAACGTAAAGACCATTTTACAATGCTTGGCACTAAAACAGATGAATTTTTTAAACAACGCGCGCCTACAACTGAGTTTAGAAATTTCCAACTTAGTCAGCAAGATCCAAATTTCTTAACGTATCAAACTGGATTAAAACGTGCAGGCGCGCCGTCAACGCAAGTTAATTTACCTCCACAAGAAAAAGAGTTTGAAAAAACACTTGGTGGAAAACAAGCGGAAACGCTTATTAAAAGTAAAGAAGGCGCTTTGGATGCAGCGTCTATTTTACAAACAAACGAAGTTGGTCGTAACCTTCTTAAATCTGGCGCTATTACAGGCGCAGGGGCTGATTTCTTTGTGGGGCTTAACCAAGCACTTAAAACGGCGGGTATTGATGCTGGTTACGCAGATGCGTCTGCTAACTCTCAAGCGTATGCCGCCGCTATGGGTCAAAATACGGCTAAGTTAATTAAACAATTTGGTGCGGGTACTGGATTATCTGACGCTGACCGTATGTACGCAGAAAAAATTGCTGCGGGGGCAATTACAATGGACGAAAAAGCTATTCGTAAAGTACTCGATATTAATGATACCGCAGCACGAAATGTTATTAAATTGCACAATAAAAACGTAGAAGGTATTAAAACTAATATCCCCCTTAAAGTTGATCTGCCACGGGGCGCGCCTGTTAGAACAGGTAAAGTTACTAGTGGCCCTAATGCAGGAAAAACAATACTAGAGTATGCGGACGGCACTAAGGAGTATCAATAATGTCTGCTGAACAAATTGTTTGGGACGCGCCTGCAGCGTCAGTATCCCCTCAAAAAGAAGATATTACTTGGGATAAATCTTCTGTTACTATGTCTGACGCGCCATATCAACGGCGTGCTTATGCTAGTAGCGAAGTACCTGCTGCCGCGTTAAAAAACTTACCTAAAAGCGCCGCTAGCGCTGTTTCAGGAGTGTATCAAGCTGTTACAAGTCCAGCAGAAACATTACAAACAATAAGCCAAGCTATTGGCGGCGGTTTCTATAACGCTTTGCCAGAACAAGCACAAAAATTTGTTGTAAATGTTAGCGAAAACCCTGAAGGTTTAGCAAAATCTATTGATACGGCTAACGCTATTGGCGGTATTTATAAAGATCGTTATGGTGATTGGGAAAAAATTAAGCGTACTGTGGCTGAAGATCCTGTTGGCGCTATTAGTGATCTATCGTTGTTATTCTCAGGCGGTGCAGCCGCCGCAAGTAAAGTTGGCTTAGCTAAGACCGCAGGTGCATTAACAACGGCTGCATCGGCTACAAACCCACTTAATGTTGTAGTAAAACCAGTAGAAATGATGGCAAAGTCTAAAAATGCTTTGTTACAGTCACAAAAAGAAGCTAATGTTGTTCGCGATGCAAATGTTCTTGCCGCGCAAAGAGAAGGTTTTGTTGTTACGCCAGGTAGTTTAACGCCTACTGGCGCAAATGTTATAAAAGAACGAATTGCGGGTAAAACTTATTTAGAGCAACTTGCGTCTATTAATAATCAACAAGTGGCAGATAAAGTAGCGCGTCGTGCGGTTGGTTTAACTGAAAATTCTGCGTTGACACCTGAAGCAATGAAAAGTATTCGCGCAACAGAATACGCTAAAGGCTATGAACCTATTAAAAATTTAGGCAACATTGTTGCGGATAATGTTTATTTAGATGATTTAGCTAACATTCAATCAAAATATACAGGCCCATCTAAATCTTTTCCTGAAGCCGTACCTGATGAAGTAGGTAAATTAATTTCTAGATATCAAGTTGAAAAATTTGACGCTGCGGATGCCGTAGATGTCATTAAAAATTTACGTGAACAAGCTAGCGGTAATTTTAGAAAAGGCGAAAATGCTTTAGCTAAATCGCAACTTGATATATCTACGGCTTTAGAAGGTCAAATTGCGCGTAATTTAGAAGCATCTGGCGACCCTAAATTAGCAAATTTATTAGAACAATTTAAAGCATCGCGTCAACGCATGGCAATTAGTCATACAATTGAAGATGCTATTCGTGTAGGTTCAGGTTCTGTAGACGCTAAAAAATTAAGTCGAGATATTCAAAACGATAAGTTTATGACAGGCGATTTAAAAACTATAGCTGAATTTGCTAATACATTCCCTAGAGTTAACGTACCCCCTAGTACAATTGGTACGCCAGGCGCAGGAACAGTTTTAGGTCGTAGTCTTAGTGGCGCAGGTGCTTTTACTGGCGCAGTAGTTGGCGGCGGCCCTGGTGCATTTATAGGTGCAATTGCGCCAGAATTACTTTCAGCGTATACACGGCAACGTATGTTGTCGCCAAAAGGCCAAGCTAATATTTTACCTAAATATGATAAGTATAAAAATTTGGCAGAAGGATTAAGCGATGAAAGCGTCCGTAACGCTTTAATAGGTATGCAGGCGGGTGGAGTTATCCGCGAGAATAAAAACGCACTTGCAAGGTAAATATGGAAGCCGAGAACAATACACGAATTAGCGTGCATGAGGCAGTATGCGCGGAACGATATAAGCGCATCGAGGAATTATTTGCTATTGGTGAGAAACGTATGCAACGAATCGAGTATATGTTGTACGGAATTTTAGCGTTTACGTTCTTTGGCAAGGACACTTTTATGCAGTTACTACAAACAGTAATCGTAAAATGATGCCTGAAGGATTTCTGATTGAAAAGCTAGCGCCTGCCCTAGGTGGTTTATTCGGCGGCTTGTCGCTTGCTATGTTCTGGACTCCTGAAAAGTTACAGGAAAAAGGTAAAGTTGCAAGCGTGTTTATTGCAGGTGGAATTAGCGCAATGGCTGGCTTTGCTTTTACAGGGATTGTTGCTGAAAAACTAGGCATTAACCCTGAGAAGTTGGATATGCAGATTGGATTGGCATGGGTACTTGGACTGTGTAGTGTAGCTGTCATCAATTGGGTATCTAATTACATGGTGAAGCGCGAACACATGGACATCAAAGAAATTGCTGATGAGATTAAACATAAACCAAAAACAAGAAAATGACAATCATTCATTGGCTCATGTCCATTCTAGTAATTGAACTAATTGCAGTCTTTGTAGTAGCGTTCTTAGCGTTTTCAGGATTCTTTACTGATATGCGTATGCTATCTAAAATTGGCATATTTGTAATGACAATGGGGCTAATGGTTCAGGTCATGCGTTCGCTACACTTCTTTGAGTATGGCGCGTACCCTGTAGACACTTTGTTTCCTCTGTGGATAACCAAAGACATTGGCGCATCAATTATTATATTTGACTTGGCGTTGCTACATTTTAGGAAGGATAAATAATGTTTGGAATAGATGACATTTTAAGCGTTGGTATGAAGTTGGTAGATAAGTTTGTGCCTGATCCGCAAGCCAAACAAGAAGCCCAACTCAAGCTATTAGAGATGCAGAAGAATGGCGAGCTGGCGCAATTGCAAGCCGACATGAACGAACAGCAAGAGCTGACCAAGCGCGTGCAAGCTGACATGATGTCAGACTCTTGGATGTCTAAGAACATTCGTCCTATGACCCTTGTATTCATTCTAGTGACATATACTACGTTTGGCATGATGTCCGCATGGGATATTGAGGTAAACAACAACTATGTTGAATTGTTAGGCCAATGGGGTATGCTCATAATGAGCTTTTACTTTGGTGGTCGTACGCTTGAGAAAATCATGGATATGAAAGGCAAGAAATGATTAGTAATTGGGATAAGTCCTTTGATATGGTCATCGCCCATGAGGGTGGTTTTACAAACGATGAGCGCGATCCTGGCAATAAGTTACCAGACGGGCGCAAGGGTTCTACTATGCTCGGTTGTACTCAAGCCAATTGGGAGAAGTACATAGGACATGAAGTAACTCAAGATGATATGAAAGCGCTAAAGAAAGAAGATGTTAAACCGTTATACAAAAGAAATTATTGGGATGCCGTTCGAGGTGATGATTTACCTGCTGGCGTGGATTACGCCGTGTTTGATTTTGCTATTAATGCTGGGCCAACCGCTGCTCGTAAGATGATACAGAAAGCCCTTGGCGTGACTGCTGATGGTTCTATTGGCCCCGCCACCATGAAAGCAATCCAAGATGCAGAAGGTAAAGACTTGCTAGACAAGTTCAGCAACAGCAAAGAAGCGTTTTACAAGTCGTTGCCGACCTTCCAGACATACGGCAAAGGATGGCTCAAGCGTGTAGCTGACGTGCAAACATCCGCGTCAACCATGTTAGCGTGACTGTTGCCTAGCCATCTCACGCGCTTGCATACATAACTCAGCGTATTTCTTAGCGGTATCGGGGTGCCAACCGCCCATCAATACGTCGCAGTTAACCTTGGCTCGATCTTCTCTACGCGTTAACTCGGTCATGCCGACCAAATAAGTGCAAACAATAATGCCAAATAATGCTACTAAAATAACTACGCCGTCTGTTTTCATATCACGTCTCCTAGTGAATATTTCTTTAACAAGTGGTACTTAAACTTCCGTAACGCCATACTTTCAATCTCGCTAACTCGACTACGGGAAAGCCCTAACTCATCTGCAACTTCTTGCTGGCTCATGTGGCCTTCGTTGTTCTGTGGCACAGGCACATATTCTTCGTAATCGTCGTCCATTAGTAAGCACCTTTCTTTGGTGCATTAATAGCATGGCAGCAATATCTTTCGCCCATTTGCTTAATCATCTTTTTAGAATCTTCAACTTGCTTTTGGCGTAATAATTCGCATATCTCAGGGTTAAATCGCCCTGCCCGAATCATTTGCGTGATCATATTCTTATCGGTATTATTCATAGTTGCTCCTTGTATTGACTTGTCGATAGGCTTGGATAGCCGTTCGCAAGTCTCGTTTTAATAATTCTATCTCATAAGTATCCTCTAAAATCCGAGAATACGCTTCTGTTGCAAATTCAACTAAATTGGCATGTGACCAAGCGTAGAAATCAGGTTCGGTCATGGCGCAATAGCTTCCTTCATAATCTCAATTCGCTCACGGCTAACCCGCAAGGTGTTGTACCTCATGTGCAAGCGTTCCATAATGGATGCGCGTTTGAGGCCACGTCGCTCCTCAATCAGCATAATTAATACTTCAGACTCATTGAGCTGATTCAGTACGGCTTGCAGCTTGCGCCAAGATAAAGGTTTCATAGGCCCCTCGCAAATTCTTTGTGGTATTTATTTCGTGCCTCAATTGCAACAAGTTCAGCTAATTCTAAATCTTCAAATTTACCTAAATATAATCGTTGATTATCTAAACCAATTCTAACTTCCCATTTTTTAGTAGTTTTGTGCCAGCTAACATTTTTAATTCCTGAAGTGTTAGTTTTTGGTTTTTTTCTGTTATGTTGATTTTGCGCGCTTGTTGCTTCACGTAAATTTTCAATTAAATTATTTAATGGGTTTCCATCAATATGATCTACTAACGGGGGTCGATAATCATTAAAAAGTATAAAAATTAACACGTGTTCAAAATAGGCTTGTTTATTAAACCTAATTGTCCTATACCCTAAAGATGTTTTATGACCTGCTCGACGACCAATAGGCACGTTTTTAGCTGGACTTATCTTCCAATATAATTTTCCATCGTAATAATCAAATATCTTTTGTATACTTAGCGAGTTCATCTTCGACCTTTCTTTGTAGTTCAATTGTTTCAGCAGTAATTTTTTTTAATGATCTAAGCGCAGCGTTGTACTGCCTCGCCCTGATTGTTTCTTCAGCCATTGCCGCCTTCAGCTTGGCTTTGTATTGTAATAACCTTTTCATTCTTTCCTCTCTTTAATGTCATAAAACCAATCATCGCCTGCCGACCACTTGCGCGTGCCATCGACTGTCCATAGGCGTTGCGCTGCCTGAAAGTCAGGAAACTTAGTCTCAGCAGGGGTCAGGCTCTGGTCGTACCACAAGCAACGGTTGTTGGGTTGCGTAGCAAATTGACCGTTCTCTAACTGGATGAAGTTAAAAGACTTGTGTTCTTCGGCCTGCTCGGTAAAGGTTGTGTCTACATCCAAGCCGTCTGCGCAGAAGTCTACCGTAAACAAATAGCGCCCAAAGTGCCAGGCTTTGTCTTTACCCAAAAACTTTACGCCTAGGTTACGCAAAGCAATCTTTTCAATAATGGTAAATCTGTAACTCATGCAATCCCACAACTGCAACACATCAATTGGCAGATCACCAGCGTCAGCGTGCCAGACATACGCATGAATGGGCAACTTATCGTACAACGCGCCATACGCAGGCAATAACGATTCAATACGAAACACTTGCCCACGCAAGGCTTTAAGGCTAACCCAAACGCAAGGTTCTAACTCGCCATGCCCTTTGTGGTCGTTGTACAAAAACTCACGCTTTACAAAACATTTAACAGGTGGTAACGATGCGACAATGTAACTCATTTTTCCCTTGCTTTCTGTAGTAATGCTCTAGCAAATTTATACACATCGCAGTATTCATACGCTCGATCTTCAGTAAAAATAAAACTTGCAAGTTCTTCTATTTCTTTGTCTGATACGTCACGCAACTTATAAAGTGGCGTCAATTCAAACATAGGGTTTGGTGGCATTTCTTTAAAAAGTACGCCATTTTCAGACATATACGCTACTGATTCAGTCATTTCTCACTCGCTTTCTTTAATATTGCTTTTGCACAACAACATTGACTAGGTATTCTGTGGCATTTGCTACAAAAAATATTTTGGTTCATTTTTCTCTCGCTTTCTGTAAAATTTCTCTAATACATTCCCTTTGTAACCATCCAAAATTATTAACATCAAAATACTGGTCGTACACTTCTTTTATTTCATCATCGGTTAGCTCACGCAACTCAACTTCTTTAGATAACCGATTAACTTCTAACATCAACCGTGCAATCGTACCTTCGGCACTCTCTAACAATTTAATCAACTGTTGTTCGTTCATGTCAGCTCCTCCATAGCTATTTCCGATAACGCCTTTTTATCCTTCAAGGCGCCCAAAATGCGCTCCTCAATCGTTTTCGTTGTGATCAGGATGTAAACCCACACGTCATGCTTTTGACCACTCCTATGCAGTCTACCGATGGTTTGTTCGTAATACTCTAGCGACCACGGCAGAGACACAAACACCATCTTGCATCCGCCGTGTTGTAGGTTTAACCCATGCCCTGCTGATAGCGGGTGAATTAACAACAGTTCTATTTCGCCTGCGTTCCAACGGGCAATCGACTGCGGGTCATTGATTGTCTGTGCGCTAGGATACCTACGCTTGAGTTCTGCCAGCTCCTCGACGTAGTTGTAAACAATAATGGTATTCGCCCGTTGGTTCTCATTGAGCAGCTCATCTAACATATCAAACTTATGGGTGCTAAACCAAATAGGCGTTTGGGTGACGTTCATCCGCCCAGGTGTATTGGACGCTGTTGTTTCGGTACTGTAAACAAACCCTGACGACATTTGTTGTAACTTCTGTGTAACAACGGCTGCGCTAACCGCCGTAATTTTTTCTTTACCAAACTGCACAACAAAATCCTTCTTCATCTTCTCATAGTGGCTACGGTCAGCCATATCGCAACGCATCTCTACGATATGTAACGGTGGCAACTGATCAGCGTACTCGCCAGCATCTAGTACAAACGTCGCAGGTTTAATCGTGTGCATGACTTCAGGCAGCGCGCCCTTACGTGGCGCCCACTCGCCAAAGTCTTTGTTCATTAGGATGAAATACTTTTGCATAAAAGCCCCCTTAGACCGCCCTAACAACTGTTGGTCGATAATCTTACATTGTCCAAACACATCCTCAAGGCCATTGCTAGTAAACGATCCTGTCAAACCCCAACGTATTTTGATGGAGTCAATGACTTTATTAAGGGCTTTGAAGCGTGCGCCTGACGGATTTTTTAACCTAGTCAGCTCATCAAACACAATACCGTCGAAGTCCATCTCATCTGGCAACGATTGTAAATTGTCGTAGTTAGTTACAACCACTAGCGCCTTAGACTCAAACGCTTCTTTGCGTTGCTTTGGTGTGCCTACGGCGATGGCTAACTTCATAAAAGGCGCCCATTTCGGCTGCTCGACAGGCCATACGTCCGTACAGACACGCTTTGGTGCGATGACTAGCCACCGAGTTACAACGCCGTTATACAAACAATCGTACATGGCGCGTAGCGTGATAGCCGTTTTACCTGCACCCACAGGCGCAAGAATCATAGCACGGTCATGCTCATATAAAAAATCAGCGGCTATCTCTTGGTAGTCGCGTAACCTTAACCCACTCATCTATCTGCTCCTTAGTCCATAAACACGCATATTGTTGGGATAACCCCGTTACTTCTTCCATAAAAAATTTCTGTAGGGCAGACACTTTACCGCCTTTTGTCTTTAATTCCACAAACCACGTATCGCCATTGGGCAAGCACGCAATCTGATCTGACACGCCACGCTGGTTAATTGACCTAAACTTATAAGTCTTTCCGCCTATTGACATTACTGCCCATTTAAAATAAGATTCAATTTCTTTTTCATTCATGTAAAAAAGTTTAACACATAATTAAAAATGTATGTATAATAAAATTTCTAAACAAATAAACTAAAGGAAACTAAAATGGCTCAACATTCAAATATCGTCGGTGGCTCAACTGCGAAACGCGTTATGGGTTGCCCAGGCTCTGTAGCGCTATGCGCCAAGATGCCTCCGCGTCCAAGTAGCGTTTACGCTGACTTAGGTACATTACTTCATACGGCTATCTCACAAGTGCTAGACCAAGGCGTAACACCTGAGTCTTTAATCGGTATGAAGTATCAAGACCAAGTGCTGACGCAAGATCATATCGACAACAAACTCCACGTTGCCCTTAATTTACTTGGCGAGATAGACCCTAACCTAGAAATGGAATATGCCGTAGAGACTGAAGTTGGCTTTGGTGACTTCTTACCTGACGTGTTTGGCTCATGTGACTTACTAGGCCGTATTGGTAATCGGGCTATCGTACTGGATTGGAAGTTTGGCGATGGCGTTGCAGTAGGCGTAGAGGAAAACGAACAGCTCTTATTCTATGCAGCAGCAGCTATGCGTACACCTTCAGTAGCATGGGTGTTTGATGGCGCAACAGAAATCGAGTGCGTTATCGTGCAACCACCAAGTGTCAAGCGCTGGGTGACAACAGTTGAGCGCGTCAAAATTTTTGAAAATAATTTAGTTGCATCCGTGAAAGAGTCACAGAAGAAGAACGCTGGACTGAGCGCTGGTGAGCATTGCCGATGGTGCGCTGCAAAACCAATTTGCCCTAAGATGACAGGCGCAGTTGATCGTGCATTACAGGCTCAGTTGGTGAGCCTAGATGCTGATATGATAGGTGGCTATCTCAAGAATTGTGATCTGTTAGAACAATGGATTACTGATCTGCGAGCATTAGCGCATCAAATGTTAGAAGCCGACAAGCCTGTGCCAGGTTGGAAGTTAGTCAATAAGCGTGCTACACGCCAATGGGCTAATGAAGATCAGGCAGCAGATGTGTTAGCAAAAGTAATACCCGAAGCTGAGTTGTATGTGACTAAACTCATTACACCAGCAGTTGCGGAAAAGGTACTCAAGAAGTTAGGTGATAAATTGCCTGACGACTTAGTAATAGCAGTAAGTAGTGGCAGTACGTTGGCACGGGAAGAAGATCCCCGTCCAGCCGTAGTACAAATCGGGAAGCAACTTGTTGCAGCCCTTTCTAAAATCCAATAGGAACTAAACTAATGTCAAACATCACTACGTTTTCAGCAGCAAATCTACCCTCTGTAACTTCATTATCGACAGCACTTCGTGCCTTAGAAACCGATGTTGGCGCAGCAGGTGTTGTTATCCTCAAGATGGACAAAACAGGTCATTGGGTGTTCGGTGCAGATCAGACCGAAGTCGAAGATGACTCGACATGGGCAGTCAATCCGTTCTCATTCGTGCATGGTTTTATTGCATGGGGTGACGGTGAAGTGCTTGGCGAGAAGATGGTTAGCGTAAGCCAGCCATTGCCTGAGTTAGAAGCAGCGCCCCCAATGGCTCGTAAAGGTTGGGAGACTCAGGTCGGTATGTCTATGAAGTGTTTGTCTGGCGAAGATAAGGGCATGGAAGTACGCTACACCACAACTTCGGTTGGTGGTAAGCGTTCTGTACAAGCCCTTGCAGTTGCCATCGCTACGCAAGTAGACGCAGACCCGAAGTTGCCTGTACCGATTGTTTTGCTAGAAAAAGAGCATTACAGTCACAAGTCTTATGGTCGCATTTACACACCAATTTTTAAGATTACAAGTTGGATGAGCATGACTGATGAAGCTGGTACGCCAGCAGAAGAAACCGCAGTTGAAGTAGAACTTCAAGTACCAGCACCTGCGCCTGTAACAACAGCGCGTAGACGTCGCAGCTAAAAGAATGGGGCTAGTCTGTAAGTATTCAGTCTAGTACACACAAGTCGAACAACTAAGAAAACCGACTAGCCCCACCTACCTATGACAATCCTATATATTGATTTCGAGACACGCTCACGCTGTGATCTACCCAGCCGTGGCGTCTATAACTACGCAAGGGATGCCAGCACGTCTGTGCTTTGCTTGTCCTATGCGTTTGACGATGAGGAAGTGCAGTCGTGGCTACCTGATCAACCGTTCCCTGACAGAGTGATTCAGCACATCAAAGATGGCGGTCAAATACGGGCGCATAACGCTGCGTTCGAGCGCTTGATTATGTGGTACGTCCTCTGCCCAGACAAAGGAATCCCAGAACCGACTACGGAACAGTTCTATTGTACAGCTACGCAGGCTCGTGCCAACTGTGCGCCAGGCTCGCTTGATGACGTGGGCAGATTCGCAAGCGTGAATATGCGTAAGGATCACCGTGGCAATCAACTGATTCGCTTGCTATCTATCCCCAAGGCCGACGGTACATTTAATAATGATGTAACGCTGATGGCTGAGATGGTTGCCTACTGCGAGCAGGATGTTCGAGCAATGCGTGCGATTAGCCAAGCTATGCGCCAGCTTTCAGATGATGAGCTGTTAGACTATCATGTAAATGAAAAGATTAATGACCGTGGCGTGCTATTAGACAAACCTTTAGCCGAGTCAGCAATCAAGTATGCTAGTGCAGAGTTAATAGAAATAGAAAATTTAGTAGCAGAATTGACAGATGGTGAAATATTAAGTGTGAGAAGTCCACGGATGCGTGAGTGGGTTCTCGCTAGAGTTGGCGATCAGGCCAAGAAATTGATGGAAAACTACAAAGATGGTGACAAAAAATACTCAATCGACAAGACAGTTCGAGTTAATCTACTTGTGTGTGCTGAAGAAAATCCCGACCAAGTTCCGCCGCAAGTTGCAGATGTTATCCAATGTGCGGACGACCTATGGGCGTCTAGTGTCGCAAAATTTAAAAGACTAAAGGAGTTAGCAGATGAAGAAGATAACCGAGTTCGTGGAGCATTTGTCTTTGCTGGTGGCGCAGCCACAGGTAGGGCAAGTAGTTACGGAGCGCAAGTACACAACTTTACCCGAAAGTGTGCCAAGGAGCCTGATGCCGTTAGATCCGCTATGGTTAGAGGCCACGCAATTGTCCCTGCCTTTGGACGACGTATTACCGATGTACTCAAGTCAATGCTTAGACCTGCCCTCGTATCCGATCGGGGAAAATCATTAGTCGTTGCAGATTGGGCAGCCGTTGAAGCACGGGTTAATCCGTGGCTATCTAACTGTCCAGCAGGTATTCGTAAGCTAGATCTGTTCCGTACTGGTGAGGATGTTTACAAGGTTAACGCTAGTGCGACGTTTCATGTGCCAGTTGATCAGATTACTAGCGAACAGAGGCAGATCGGCAAGGTGCAAGAGTTAGCGTGTGGATTCGCAGGTGGCGTGGGAGCGTTCGCTGCGATGGGTAGGGCGTACGGCATTTTGTTACCCGAACCTGAAGCCAAGCGGATGGTTAATGCGTGGCGTCTAGCTAACCCGTGGTCGGTGCCGTACTGGCAAGACCTTGAAAATGCCTATACACGTGCGATGCGTAACAAAGGTCATGAGTTTAGAGCAGGGCGAGTAACCTATTTATTTGATGGGCAACACTTGTGGTATGCACTTCCTAGTGGGCGTGTGTTATGCTATCCATTCGCCCGATTAGATACAGATGGAGTGAGTTATGCCAAAGCATCGTGGAAGCCAGCAGCAGACGCTAAAGAGTGGCCTAGAGCAAGACTCTGGAAAGGTTTGGCCTGTGAAAACATTACACAAGCAGTCGCCAATGACTTACTGCGACACGCTTTGCGAGGCTTGGATGATGTGGTACTTCACGTCCATGATGAAATTGTGGTCGAGTCAGCAACACCCGAAATAGCAGTACAAATAATCAAAGACGTTATGTGTACCCCACCCGTATGGGCTGAGGGATTACCACTAGACGTAGAGGCAAGCATTATGACAAGGTATGGAAAGTAAAAAAAACCCCTAGTTTTGGGCTAGGGGTAATTAATTCACGGAAGGAAACACAATGTACAACTTTTTAGAGTTTATCACGAATTTAGCGCCAGAGGGCGAGACTGCCTTGATTGTGCGCCAAAAGCCACAGTTGAAAGACGGTGAGCTGCAACTGCACGCTGACGGCGCTATCAAATGTACATGGCCTGCATATTTGCCTAGTCAGAAGATGCGAGCTGGTGAGGCGTGGTATATCAATACGGCATCATTTATCATAGACCGCTTTGAGGATGGACGCGTATCAGCGTCCGCAGCCAACTGCGAGTTCGTTCTCTTTATGATGTTAGATGATATCGGTACGAAATCAAAAACACCGCCCCTTGCACCGACATGGATTCTTGAGACTAGCCCTGATAATTTTCAGTATGGCTACGCTTTCTCGGAGCAACCCACCAAGGGTGAGTTCACGGCAGCGGTCAAAGCGATTGCGGCGGCAGGTTACACCGATGCAGGAGCAACTAACGCAGTCCGTAATGTGCGTCTGCCAGGTTCGATTAACTTGAAGCCTGGGCGTGATAACTTCGAAGCCAAGCTAGTCGAGTTTCACCCTGAGCGTGACTACACGCTAGGTGACATCTGCACGGCGTTGGGTGTAACACCTGCGCCTGCTGACACGAATCATTACGCACCGATTAGACTCGCCGACAATGGTGGCGATGATGTGTTAGCATGGATGAATGATCAAGGCATGGTATTGTCCAAGATCAACGGCGAAGGGTGGTTATCAGTCACTTGCCCTAACAACGCCGAACACACCGATGGCAACCCCGAAGGTCGGTACAAACCCCTAGATCGTTCTTATTGTTGCCTGCACTCGCATTGTGTCGATTTCGGCAGCCAAACATTCCTCGATTGGGTTGCCGCTAACGGTGGCCCTAAAGTTACACATGGCTTGCGTGACAAATTGATCGCTGAGGCGATGACTGTTGCGCTTGCCAAGATCACGCCGTCCGATATGTTTACCGATGACGCTGATGCCAAGATAGCCGAGGTCGAGCGTAAGGAGCTTGGCAGGGTCGAGAAGTCCAAGTGGTATGAGCGTTTTGCGTATGTGCAGGACGATGAGTCTTTCTTTGATATGCAAGACCGCCGTGAGGTGTCGAGACAGACTTTTAACGCTTTGTTCCGTCACATTAAGTGTCTATCACTACACACAAACACCAAGATTGAGGCATCTATCTGCTTTGACCAGAACAGGCAAGCGATGGGCGCCAAGGCGCTCGTGGGCATAACTTATGCCGCAGGCGAGACGGTGTTAGTCGCTCGTGACGGTGATTTGTATGGCAACCGATGGCGTGACGCTCGCCCTGATGTGTCAGCCGTGGTTGCATCCGAATCGAAAATAGCGTCTTGGCTAGACCATTGCCGTGAGTTAGTGCCTGAGCCAGAGGAATTAGAACATTTACTTAACATCATGGCTTTTAAGTTGCAACACCCCGAATTAAAAATCAATCATGCCGTTCTGCATGGTGGCGATGAGGGTTGCGGTAAAGATACGATGTGGGCGCCATTCATTTGGTCGGTATGCGGTTCGCATCTAAAGAATCGTGGCATTATGGATAACAACTCGATTAATAGTCAATGGGGTTATCAATTAGAGTCTGAAATACTTTTAATCAACGAATTGAAAGAACCCGATGCGTCCGCCCGTAGGCAGTTGGCGAACCAACTTAAGCCGATAATAGCGGCTCCCCCTGAGATGCTACCGATTAACCGTAAGGGGTTGCACCCATACCAAATGGCTAATAGACTATTCGTTTTAGCGTTCTCGAATGACCCTGTTCCAATCTCTTTAGCGTCACAAGATAGGCGATGGTTTTGCGTCTGGTCAGCGACAGGGCGGATGGATTCGAACAAAGCCAAGGATATGTGGGATTGGTATCGACATGGTGGGTTCGAGTCGATTTCAGCGTGGCTACACGCTCGTGATGTGAGTAAGTTTAATCCGTCAGCGTCACCGATGATGACCGAGTTCAAAGCGAACCTAGTTGAACACGGCATGAGTATGGCAGAATCGTTCTTGGTCGAGATGCTCAAGGGTCGCAAGGGTGAGTTTGCCAAAGGCGTTATCGGTTCGCCCTTCCACGCTCTCTGTGACCGTCTAACAGGGTTAGCACCCTCTAATGTTAAAGTGCCACAAGCCGCCCTCTTACACGCTCTTAAAGAGGCTGGCTGGGTAGACTGTGGACGGTTGAAGTCGAGAGAGTTTGACACGAAGAAGCACATTTTTGCAGACCCCGAAATAGCGTCAATTCTGAGTAAGTCTGAGTTAAGGCGCGCGCTTGAGGATGTTCCAACACCCCAAAGCGTCAATATTAAGTAAAAATAAAGCCCCAATTAAGGGGCTTTTTAGTTAGTGGTTGAGGGTTATAGGTCGAATACGGCTATGATTAAGAGTGCAATAGCACTTACAAAAAAAGCAGTTAGCATGAGACTACTCCGTTATATTTGTTGGCGAATAGTTGAGCGGATGTTTTATCGTTAAATCTGATAGAGTAATCCTCGCCTTGTATTTTGTAATAGACTATATACATACGCTCTCCCATATCTCCAGTTCTTCTTCGATTTTGTGCATGGTTGTGCAAATATCGCTCCATTTTGCATCATATTGTGGGTCGCCTTCGGGTATGCAATTCTCTCGCATATCGAATAAAGCGTCCCATATAACTTCTAATTCGTCTCTTGTAATCATGCTATTTTTCTCCATTCTTTGACATATTTTTCAAGAATAATATAATCACTCCAATCCGTATAACCGTCTTTAATTCGATAAGCGACGCAACTACTTTGGTCGTTGTTTTCTACAAAATTAATCTCCCACCCCCAACCCTTATAAAACCAATCTTCTTCGTCTCTGATTCTGTCGTCATATCGTTGCCATAACAACTCTTTAAAGCGTTGTAATCGTTTAATATTAATCATGCTTCTTTCTCCTCTGTTGTTGGATTGCAATATTCTTCTTCTTCCTCAAGTTCGTCAAAATAATCAAATAACTCCTCTTTTACCTTGCTTGACGGATAAACGGATTCTTCTTTACCATCGTCCCAAACGATGCTCAGCGTGTAGGATTTAATTTTTCTCATACGCTCTCCATTTCGTCAAAATAATCATGCTCAACAATACCGTGGTCTAAGCATAAGTCCACGAATTTATCCGCTAGTTCTTTATTTGCGCTGATAGCGTCAATTAATAACTGCTCTAATTGGCATCTATCCTCAATGTCTATATCTTGTCCAACCCAATCAAAATTATCTGTTAATCTCGCTATAGACGCATAAACCCAATTTTCTAATTTAACATTTTGCATTTTTAAACCCCCTTAAATTGTGTATAGAGATAAGTTAGAACCGCTTGTCCGTCCTCTACCATTTCGTTATCGGATTCGTAACAATCGTTTGACGGTTCCATATTTTGTAAATAGTAGCCACAAAGCACGGACAACATATTTAAATCACTTAATTGCTCTTTAGTAATTTCGATTAGCATTTCACGCTCTCCTCATATTCTTCGATTGATTCGGCTTCAATCTCGTAGACTGTCATTTGGTCGGCTTCGTCCAGTTCCATTGTGTTGGCTAAATTAATAGCGTCGCTTTCCGTGTCGGCTTCAATGGTATAAATAACCTCAATAGTCTTTTTAACAATATATTCCATGATTAAATAGTCTCCTCAATGTGGTAGTTATGCCCTAGCGTGTCATATATTTCAACGCTTAGCCGTCCGTCCGTCATATTGTCGTAGCCTACAAAGCCATAGCGTAGAAGATAAGTAAGCGTGGCATCGTTGTTGTCTACACAGTCTAGGCAATCAATTTGGTATTCTATTAACTCTTTTATCCATTCTTCCCTAGTGCGCTCAACTCTATTAGATTCAAAATCAACTCTTAATAATTTTTCCATGATGTAACCCTTCGATTAGTTTAGATTAGTGTATTGGCTAAAATTAGCCCTATAGCGTCCCTCAACAGAGACGCTATAAGATAACTCTATTAATACCAACCCTTAGCGTATATCCATATTCCCGCCAAGGTTAGCCCCATTAAAACGCTAAAGATTGCGCCTAGTATGTAATCAATGTATGGCTTCATTGTGTAACCTCGTCCGTAGGCCTTAACGCTCTTGCATATTTATCTGTTACATCGGGATATAACTCGTTAAATGCGTCCCAAAACTGAAAAGAATAGTCATACTTACTGGCGCCAGTCTCAAGGGCGTGCGCTATGATTGCGTCAAAATCAATAGTTAATATCATTATTTAACCTCCACGGCTAGGAAAAAATTACCGCAACAGTTGTAAATCTCGTAACCCTCGAATTGTCCGTCCGAAAACTCATAAACACGGTCGCCACCGTGTAGCACGAACCAAGCGCCACGAATACCTAGGCAATTCTCGTGGTTGCGTCCTACCTCGGGCGCTTGCGCTAGTCTAAAACCCTTATCATCGCACGGCATAACACAATCAACCATGCCGTCAAAATTAGACAAATTTTTAATGTAGAGTTTGCCTTGATTCTTTTTAATAAAACTCTTAACCGTCGCCATTGTTGGATTGTTTTTAATGGTTACTGGCGCTAGTATTGTCCCGCCTGTTGTTTTATCCATTGTCAATAGATACGGTTTACCGTCAATCATTCCGCGGTAATCCTTTGGCTTGGTGTTATATTCTCGTTTTGTCATCGTTAGCATTGTTTAGATTCCTGTAGTTGAGTTAAGTTTATTGATTACTTAATAGTAATCCAGCAAACCCCTAAAATTTAAGGGTTTGACGGATTACAGTATTAAGCCAATACGCTTGTAAAATCCATGCTTACGGTTGCGCCCGCTTGGTTGGTGCTATCGGCTCGCATCGGCATAACTACGCCCGCAAAATTATCAACCCCCGCCAAATGCACAAGGGCGCTAGAATTGCCGTTTTGGTATAAATTGAGGGTTGAACCCTTACTTCCGCCCAAGGCGTGTTGCACTTTTAAGAATTGCACCAAATACTCATAATTAAAATTGGCTACCGTGCCGTCCGTTGTGAATTGGCAAACCCGCCTGTAATCGGGAAATTTTCCGTCAATTTGGCTAAAAATTGTTTGCGTGCCATAATTATCTAACTTCCAATAACCCGCCTTTTCCTCTTTAGTGAATATTAAAATAGCGTCCGTTTTACCCGCCTTTGGCAAGTTTTCGATTACATCGCGCGGGATGATTAGCGACCCGCTACCTTGGTTATCTTCGCTACGGTGATTAAATACACCAAGTTTATGCCCGTCCGTTACTACCAAGCGGGTAGTAGTTTGGTTGTATTCCACAAATACGCCACATAAATAATATCTAATATCACTCTTAGGCGCGAGTAATAAGAGGGCTTTTAATTGAGATTGTTTAATAGAGAATTGCATTTTAGTGTTTTCCTTAGTTTAGTCAATTAGTGAGAGGGTCGCCCCTCTCTGTGTTAGTTAGTTAAAAATACTCTTGAAAGTTTTGTAAGCAATATTGTAAATTTCTTCACCATAGGGGATTTCACACATTTGCGATTCTATGGAATCTAGCAACATCGTTGCTTCTTCTTTTGTTGAATCTTTCATAACTGATTCAAATTTTGCTTGATAGTTTAATAGTGAATTACCAATCATTGAGATAGTTTTCATGTTGTATTGTCCTTAGATTAAGCCGTTGTTTGATAAATATTCTCTACGCAATGCAATGCTTTTAATTTGTGATGCCTTACGATACATCGAAGCAATATCTAATTTCATGTTGTATTTATCAGTCATTCCTAAAACAATCCATGTGCTAAGACTATCCTTAGCATTGCTCTCAATACGATTTGCCTCCGTATTTAACCACTTGCTTGATATTGTTAATCTCATGTTTTCCCTTTGCTTAGATTAGTTGATTAATTACTACAATTACAGTATCTCAAATTTTGTTACACTTGTCAAGCACTATTTGCAAATATATTTTAGTGTTGCGAATTGTCCAAATGGATAGTGTTGCGGACAATGCATAAACGAATGAGAGGCTTATAAAATTGAGTTATGGATATTATGGATAAGTCTATTTCCTTTACCTTTAAAAAGTTAAGTATGTATATGATAATGAGAATCGTTCGCGTTTAGTCTTACTATTGTACGGGCTGTAGTGGACAAGTCCGCACTGCCCACAAATATAAATTGTAATTATTAAGCACTTGGATAATGCTATAATAGATTGTCCAACTAACCCACATTAAAAGGCACGCCATGACAAAAAAGGAATTGCTAAGACAAATGAGAGTAGCGCAAAAACTGCAAGATAAAATAAACAATGAGGAATGTAAAATCCCCAACCCAAATTACAAAAAAGGTAAGGCATCGTTTAGCGATATGTTCAACAGTGTGAACCGTGCCAAATACATTCAAGTAGACTACTAATAACTGGCGGTTAAAACTTACTTGTCCGCATTGTCCAAGTAGCCCACGGCTTACAGTTGTTAGCAAGCACTTACTAGCAGAGGGCAAAAACTTTTAGCATGGGGGGGGCAGGTCCGAGCCGAACGGCCCTACTGTGGCGGAGCGTTTGCCCAAACTTTTTATTTTTTTATAAAAAATCTATGATAAGATTTCACCATGTTTGATAACTTTCATTCCTATGTGTATGAGCCACGCAAGCTAGAAGCTACCGAGGCTAGATTGCAACGCATATACGACGCTGCCAAGTTAGGACTCAAAGGCGACACACTTGCCCTCGCTGCTGGGATGCGCCCTACCGAATACCGACAGCTCACGCAACTAGATCCCATCGCTGAGTACGCAGAACAAAAAGGCAAAGCCGATGGCGAGATGGAATTGTCAGCGATACTGCACAAAGCCGCAGCCGATGGCGACGCTAAAGCTGCGCTAGAAATCCTTAAGCACCAGCATGGCTGGGTAGCTAAACAACAACTGTCGATAGATGTTGAGCAGCGCATCTCGATCACAGCCGCACTCGAACAAGCGCAACACCGCGTGATCGAAGGCGTGTTCAAACAAGTGGAAAGCCAACCAACCGACGCAGAAGCGTTCCACGTGAAACCACCTGAACGCAAACAAAAAGTCGCATAAATGCAATCTACCATATACTCAGCGCAAGACGAACAAGAGTTAATGTCACGCCTGTGGAGTCCTGCGATTAAGGACAATCCGCTAGCGTTTGTGATGTATTGCTATCCGTGGTCGCAACAAGGCACGCCGCTTGAGAATTTCACAGGGCCTAGAAAATGGCAACGTGAGATCTTACTGGACATTGCTGAACATATTAAGCAGAATCAAGGCAAGCTGGACTTCGATGTGCTAAGAGAAGCGGTAGCGTCTGGGCGTGGAATTGGTAAGTCGGCGCTAGTCTCATGGCTAGAACATTGGATGTTATCCACCAGAATAGGCGCAACCGTCATCGTGTCGGCTAACTCGGAATCGCAGCTGCGCAGCGTCACCTGGGCGGAAATTACTAAGTGGCTCAGTATGTCAATCAACAGCCATTGGTTTGAGGTATCGGCAACACGGGTGATGCCAGCCAAATGGTTGACTGAGCTAGTCGAGCGTGATTTGAAAAAAGGCACGCGGTATTGGGGCGTTGAAGGACGACTGTGGTCGGCGGAGAATCCTGATGCTTACGCAGGGGTTCACAACTACGACGGGGTAATGGTTATATTTGATGAAGCAAGCGGTATTGATGATTCTATTTGGGCGGTGACGTCGGGGTTCTTCACAGAGAACACGCCCAACAGGTTTTGGATGGCGTTTAGCAACCCACGGCGCAACAGCGGGTATTTTTATGAAGCGTTCCACTCTAAGCGGGAGTTTTGGAAAAACCGCAACATTGACTCACGCCAAGTCGAAGGTACAGACAAGAACGTGTATGAGCAGATCATCGCTGAGTACGGTTCGGACTCGGTGCAAGCCCACGTCGAAGTGTACGGTATGTTTCCGAACGCGTCCGATGATCAGTTCATCAGCGTCAACACAGTCGAAGAAGCCATGCAACGGGAGAAGTACAAGGATAATACTGCGCCCATCATCATTGGGGTTGACCCTGCACGGTTTGGCTCGGACTCAACCGTCATCGCTGTCAGACAAGGGCGGGATGTCATTGCTATCAAGCGGCACAAAGGTGACGATACAATGGAAACAGTTGGGCGGGTCATCGAGGCCATCGAGGAATATCAGCCAACGCTTGTCAACATCGACGAAGGTGGACTCGGAGCTGGTGTAGTGGATCGGCTAAAAGAACAACGCTATAAGATCAAAGGTGTTAACTTCGGGAACAAAGCAAAGAACAGTATGATGTACGGTAACAAACGGGCGGAGATGTGGGGCGATATGCGGGAATGGCTTAAGTCAGCCAGCGTGCCTACGGATCGGTACTTGAAAAGTGATCTGATTTCGCCCATGATGAAGCCTGATAGCAAGGGGAGCATATTCTTGGAATCGAAGAAAGACATGAGATCAAGAGGACTGGCGTCACCTGACGCAGCCGACGCTATTGCATTGACTTTCGCTTTTCCTGTTGCACATCGGGAATATAAGGGTATAATCCGAAAGAATACGTACCAGAATCAAGGTGCAGTCTCTAACTCTTGGATGGGGTCATAATGGCTACTAAACAAAGCAAACCGATACCACGCACGACCACGGGTAAGGGTAAAAACTATAACCCGACTGATAAAGGCGCGGGGATGACCGCCAAGGGGCGAGCCGAGTACAATGCAAAAAACAACAGTAATTTGAAAGCACCTGCACCGAATCCGAAAACAAAAGCAGACGCTGGTAGAAAAGCATCGTTTTGTGCCAGAATGTCGGGTGTAGTTAAACACGCTAAAGGCGACGCACCGCGCGCTAAAGCCGCACTTAAAAATTGGAACTGCTAAAGGAGAATTAAATGGCAACTAAACCTGGACTTTATGCTAATATTCTAGCTAAACGTGCAAGAATAGAAGCAGGATCAAAAGAAAAGATGCGTAAAGTGGGGGCAAAAGGTGCGCCAACTGCTAAAGATTTTAAAGATTCAGCTAAAACTGCAAAGAAGAAATAATTATGCCACTTAAAAAATCAGCTAGTCCTAAAGCATTTCGAGAAAATGTCCGCGCTGAAGTAAAAGCAGGTAAACCTGTCAAACAAGCGCTGGCAATTGCCTACGCTACGAAGCGCAGCGCAGCTAAACCAGCAGGCAAAATGAAAAAATAATGGCATACGACCAGTCAAACATGAACCTTGTCGGTAAAGTAGCCGACGTCGGTAGCAACCCAACAACTAATGAAGATCCAAAGGATAAGTTATCTACGATGCGCTCACGCTTTACAACAGCGTTGTCAGCGTATAGCGAATCCCGCGAAGATGAACTAGATGACCTTCGATTTATGGCTGGTTCTCCAGATAATCAATGGCAATGGCCTGCTGACGTATTGGCAACTCGCGGATCTGTTCAAGGACAGACCATCAACGCTAGACCTTGCCTCACTATTAACAAACTGCCTCAACACGTCAGGCAAGTTACTAACGAACAGCGTCAAAATCGACCCTCTGGGAAGGTAATCCCCGCGGATGATAAAGGCGATGTCGAAGTTGCTGAAATCTTTGACGGCATGGTGCGTCATATAGAGTACATCTCAGATGCAGATGTAGCATACGATACGGCTTGCGACAATCAAGTCACCTACGGTGAAGGTTATATCCGTATTTTGACTGAGTATTGTAACGATGAAACCTTTGATCAAGACATCCGTATTGGCAGAATCCGTAACGCTTTTAGCGTTTACATGGATCCGTTAATTCAAGACCCATGCGGATCAGACGCTGAGTATTGTTTTATTACCGAAGATATACAAAAAGATGAGTACGAAAGGGAGTTCCCAGACGCTGCGCCCATCTCATCCATGCTAGCGCAAGGCGTAGGTGACTCCTCACTTAGCCAATGGATAAACGAAAATACAATCCGTATTGCTGAATACTTTTACTACAAACATACACCAACTAAACTGAATCTATACCCAGGCAATATGAGCCATTTTGACGGCTCACCTGAAGATAAACAGATGAAGATGATGGGCTTAAAGCCAATCAAGAGTCGGATGGTTGATGTTAAAAAAGTTATGTGGATGAAAACCAACGGCTTTGAAGTATTAGAAGAAAGAGAATGGGCAGGCAAGTGGATCCCTGTCGTTCGGGTAGTTGGTAATGAATTTGAAGTCGATGGTCGTCTGTATGTGTCAGGCTTAGTGCGAAACGCTAAAGATGCCCAAAGAATGTATAACTATTGGGTTAGCCAAGAAGCTGAAATGTTGGCCTTGGCACCGAAAGCACCGTTTATTGGTTATGGCGGTCAGTTTGAAGGCTACGAACAAAATTGGAAAACAGCCAACACAACCAATTGGCCTTATTTAGAAATTAACCCAGATGTAACGGACGGCGCGGGCAGCGTACTGCCTTTACCGCAACGCGCTCAACCGCCAATGGCATCGAGTGGCCTATTGCAAGCAAAAGCTGGCGCATCCGATGACATTAAATCTACCACAGGCCAATACGACTCGAGCTTAGGTGCCACAAGCAACGAACGCTCAGGTCGGGCTATCCTGGCAAGAGAGAAACAAGGCGATACAGGTACTTATCACTATGTTGATAATCTATCCCGTGCTATTCGCCATGTGACTCGACAACTAGTCGATATGATCCCTAAAATCTATGATACCGAGCGCATTGCAAGGATTGTAGGTTTAGATGGTGAAGTCGATATGGTTAAAATTAACCCAATGCAACCTGAAGCCGTCAAGAAAATTGTTGATGAGCAGGGTATGGTGATAGAAAAAGTCTATAACCCTAGCGTTGGTACATACGATGTAGTGGTTACTACTGGCCCAAGCTACATGACTAAGCGTCAAGAGTCATTAGATGCGATGAGCCAACTGTTGCAAGGCAATCCGCAACTTTGGTCGGTAGCTGGCGATCTGTTCGTTAAGAATATGGATTGGCCTGGCGCGCAAGAAATGGCAAAACGCTTTGCTAAGACAATTGATCCAAAATTAATGCAAGACGACGATAAACCACCTGAGTTACAGGCTGCTGAACAACAGATTCAAGCGATGAGCCAAGAACTCGATCAAGTACATGGGATGCTACAAAATGTTAATAAATCAATGGAAGCTCAAGATCTCCAACGTAAAGAATTTGAAGCCACTATTAAAGCGTTTGATGCAGAAACTAAGAGACTTACTGCCGTTCAAGCGTCCATGACACCTGAACAAATCCAAGATATTGTTATGGGTACAATTAGCGGCATGATTACTAGCGGCGATTTGGTTAATGAGATGCCTGGGCGAGAAATGCCTGAAATGAACGCACCAATGCCTGAACAAATGCCACCCGAAATGATGCAAGGACAAATGCCACCTGAACAAATGGGCATGGCGCCCCCACAACAACCAATGGGATTACCACCTGAAGGGATGCAACAATGAAAGCCGCGGATTTTATAGGTTTATTCTTTTTAGCCCGTGATGTAACGCATAGTGTGCATTTAAACACTAGAAGTTACTCAAAACATAAGGCTTTACAGAAATTTTATGAAAATATCATTGATTTAGCCGATAGTTTTGCGGAAGCGTACCAAGGGCGGCACGGTTTAGTAGGGCCAATTAGCCTGATGTCCGCCAAAAAAACATCAAATGTGGTCGAATTTTTAGAAAATCAACTTGCTGAAATTGAATCTGTGCGTTACGATGTATGCGATAAAGACGATGCACCGTTGCAGAATTTAATTGATGGTATTATCGAGTTATATTTATCAACGCTGTATAAGCTACGCTTTTTAGCATAAGGAATAATAATGGAACTTTTAAGACCCTTAGCCGATGACAATTACCCTGGTCGTACTGCGGCATATACAGGTACCGCAGGTTCTACAGCTACTTGGGGCGCAGGCCCACAAGGTGTGGTTGTATGGTCAACTACACCAGCGTACATTTTAGTAGGTGAAGGCGTTACAGCTACTACAGCTAGCACACCAATACCAGCTTTTACCCCAATCCCGTTTACAGTACCGCCAGGCACAGGCGCCCCGTGGCGTGTAAGTGCAATTCGTGTGACTGATAGCGGCGATGTGTATTGCAAACCAATTAATATTCGATGAGTTGGGGAGTTGCCCTTCGTAATGGAGTAGCTATCGGCTTAGGTAGCGTTATTACATTATTTTCAGGCACTCGTGACGGTGGAGCATCCGTATCAAACCTTTTAACTGAAGCCAGCAATAATCTTGTACAAGAGGATGGCGGGCTTATTTTGTTGGAGTAACGTATGACGGTTAATCTATCGTTATTTGCAGGTGTTGGCGCACAGTTTTTTACGGATGATGGCGTACCATTATCAGGCGGATTAATTTACAGTTATGAAGCAGGAACAACCACGCCTAAAGTAACTTACACAAGTAACACAGGCACCGTAGCGCATACTAATCCAATTATTTTAAATTCTGCGGGGCGAGTGCCAGGCGGTGAAATTTGGTTAACCACAGGTAGCTACAAATTTGTACTTGCTACATCTAATAATGTGACAATAGCTACTTATGATAATGTGTTTTCTATAGGTGGTAATAATTTAGTCGTTAATTTTACAGGTACAGGCGCGCAGACTACTTTTGTATTGCCTTTCTCACCAGTAATTAATACGCAAGTTTATATTAACGGTGTTTATCAAAACAAAAATACATATACCTTAACAACTACATCAATTATCTTTTCTGAGGCGCCCCCAATAACTTCTAAAATTGAAGTATTGTATAACTAATAGGAAATATTATGGCCGATTCAAAAATTAGTGCTTTACCAGCGTCAACAGTTCCTTTAGCGGGTACTGAAGTATTACCTATTGTTCAAAGCAGCACGACTAAACAAGTTTCAGTTGCTAATTTAACCGCAGGTAGAGACATTGCAACGGCAGCGCTTAGTGCTACAGGAATTATGCTTACAAGTGATGCTACAGATTCATCTAGCACCACAACTGGATCTCTTAAAACTGCGGGGGGTTTGGGTGTTGCAAAAATTGCAACAGTAAATATTTTAAGAGAAAGTACGGGCGAAGCATGGACAGCTTATACTCCTACATTAGCTGTAGATACAGGAACAGTTACTACCTCTATTACTAACGCAAGATATAGACAATTAGGAAAAACGCTATTTATTTCTTTAAGTATTACTTTTACAGTTACTAGCGGTTCACCAACCGAATTTCGTGTAAGTTTCCCTGGCGGTCAAGTTGCACCAAATAATAATCAATATACTCCTTGTTACATGGCCTTTAATGGCACAGCTATTTTAGGTTTGGTTAGAGCAACAGTAAATGCGTATGGATTACAAATAACACCAAGTAACGGTTTAGCATATTTAGGCAATTGCGCTATATTTTTAAATACTGTTTTTGAGCTAAATTAAAGGATAAATATATGTCTTTAACTAAAGTATCTTATTCAATGATTACTGGTGCGCCAGTAAATGTATTGGATTTTGGTGCTGATCCGACAGGTGTAGCAAATTCTACGGCAGCTATAAACGCAGCGATTGCTTCTGTTATTGCTACTGGAAAACCAGGCGTTGTTACTATTCCAGCAGGCACATATAAATGTACTAGCACAATTACTGTAGATGTTTCTAGAGTACAAATAATTGGTCAGTATGCTACTTTAAATTTTTCAACTGCTTCAGAAAGCATTGTTGCTATTGAAGTAACGGCTACAACATCAGATATTATTTTTAATCAATCGCCTAGCGGTATGGAAAAATTAATAATAATAGGGCCAAATTCAGGAACATCATCTGTTGCTATGAATTTTGATGCAACTGCGCCATATAATATTGCTTATTCAGCATTTCAAAACATTGCCATATTAGATTTTTGGAATGGTTTAACTTTCCGTGATAATGTTTATTTGATTAGTTTTATTGGTATGAATATTCGTGTTGCTGGAGCTTGTTTAACTGATTTTATTGGTTCAACAAATGCTGGGGAACGATACTCATTTGTTAGCAGCACTTTTTCAGGCGCTCAATATGCTTTGATTTGTGAAAACCCAAATTCAACATGGGAGTTTGCTAATTGTTCTTTTGATTGTACATTTGTAGAAATTTATGTTGTAGGCGCTGCCACAATCAGTTGCACAAATTGCCATTTTGAATACAACGGTAACGCACTTCAGGCAGATATAGGTGGTGCTGCCAATCCAACAGTTAATTTTTTTGGTTGTAGATTTATTCAACGCAATTTGCAAACAGTTGTCCCAAATTTTGATTGTAAGTCAGGCACACGATTAACCATAATTGGTGGTTCAATAGCTACCTTTCCATCTTCTACAACAAATATATTAATGGCTTCTACAGCAAGATTAACATATATGAATGTAGATTGGAACGTGCAAGGTGGTACTGTAAATACGCTAAATAATTCTTTGTCTGTTTATTTGCCTTTAACTAATGTTAGCGATAATGCAGTTATTAACTATAATACCCCTGTTAATGGAGTTATAACTAGATCATTTGGAGCAACACTTGCTGCAGGTGCTAGTGTAACTGTAACTACAGAAGCCTTTGTTTATGGAATTGTTTTAATTGCTATTGGTGCAACAGTTAATACGGTTGGCGTAGTTAAAGGCTTGTATTTAGCAACTGGTGGTAATTCAGTTACAACAGTTAATGCTATTGCAAATGTGGCGGTTACTGTTGTATCAGCAAGCGGTCAAATTATAGTTACAAATAATACTGGTCAATCAATGATTGGTTCTGGATTTATTACTTTATCACCTTAGTTAAAAAAGGACTAAAAATGGCAATTGAGAAAAAAATTACTGTTGATTTAATTGAGATTAACGAAAATAATGTTGTGCAAGCACGCATTAAAACGGATATTTTAGAAAATGGCGAACAAATTGGTAGCCAATTAAGCTATCAAGTTATTCAACCTGGTGATGATTACAACGACAAAGATGCTCGCGTAAAAGCCGTTTGTACCGCTATACATACACAAAGTGTTGTGAACGCGTATAAAGCAACACTTGACAACGCAACAGTTTAAGCATATATTTTGTAACAACGTACTAGCCGTTAGCTAGGGATTCTTAGGAGTCATAGATGTCTGAAGAACAAGAAGTAGTCTTAGCGGACTCAACTGCCGCGCCAGAGCAGGTAGCAACAGCAGCTCCTGATACTGAAGTAACATCGCTGGAAGAAAAGCCTGTTGAAGCATCTAAAACCTTCACACAAGAAGAATTAGACGCCGCGATTGGAAAACGACTTGCAAGAGAACAACGTAAGTGGGAAAGAGAACAGAACGCCAAGCGAGCAGAAATGCAAACAAGGGCGATTCCAGCCGAAATCCCGTCAGTCGATTCGTTTAACTCGCCCGAAGAATATGCTGAAGTATTAGCAGAACGTAAGGCAGAAGAATTAATTACTAGACGTGAACAAGCTAGAGCGCAGTCTGATCTTTTAGAGTCTTACCACGACAGAGAAGAAGAAGCGCGGACAAAGTATGATGACTTTGAACAAGTCGCATATAACCCCAAGCTACCAATTACTGACGTGATGGCTCAAACGATTCAATCTTCTGATGTTGGCCCCGACATGGCTTATTACCTAGGGTCTAATCCAAAAGAAGCTGAACGTATATCTCGCTTATCACCTTTCATGCAGGCCAAAGAAATAGGGAGGATTGAAGCGAAGTTAAGCGACAACCCGCCTGTAAAAAAGACTTCAAACGCTCCTGCACCGATTGCACCTGTCACAGCTAGAGGTTCTGGCTCGCCAGCATACGATACAACTGATCCTCGTTCGATTAAGAACATGAGTACGTCAGAATGGA